TAAGTTTGAAAAATTCAACATGTTTAATACATTGTTAAATTCTTCAGTGATTTTTTTCTTGATAGTCTCTGGTTGTTTTAAATTATCAAGATTAATATCTACAACTCTACCATCTTTATCGTGGCAGATTGACTCATCAACAATTTCTGTAATCGCTTGGTCACACTCCGGATGATTGGACATTTCACGATAACGTGTAATGAGTTCAAGTTCATTGCGAACAGAACCTTCCAAGTCAATATAGGTGCCGTAATGTGCATTTTGCGTAATCGTTACCGCACCATCATCCAACGCAGGCGTTGGAAGTGCAAATGAAGCTTGTTCAGGATTTTCTTTCTGAACAATATCTTTTTGACCGAGCGTGAAGCCGAATAGTTTTATTGCCACTTAGTTTCCTTTTTTCATAATGAATAAGAGAGGAGCAAATGCTCCCCTCTCATTAAACTACTAGGTCCTCAGCCGCTTCCCACCATTGATATGTTAGGTTAACGGTGAATTCTTCGATAGTATCGTTAGAACCCCAGTCAACGTCAATAGTGGACAAGTCAGTTGGGAACAAACCAATGAATTTATATTTCTTGATGATGTTACCGGCTTTTCCGTATTGACGAACTTCACCGTCAACAGAATAACCTAGTGTAGTCGCAGCAGCAGGATTGCGTAAGTTTAGATTGTGGCTGTTGATGCCATTCATCCAACGCTCAAATGCATTGCGAATAACAAAATCTTCATCGTTAATAATTGTAATCGACCAGTCTTGGAAGGTTCTGTTACCAGCAAACTTTAGTTCACGACCAAAGTATTGTACTGGTACTGAGTTAACAGTAGAACCTGGCAACTGAGCGGTCTTACACATGAAAGACAATTTTGTCTGTGCGTTTCCAGGCAATGAGAATGCCGGGAAAGGTAGCGTCACTTCAAATAGATTTGGACGCGCACCGTCTCCCTGCATCTGAGAGCGGAATTCGTTAATGTTGAATGCCATTTAATTTATCTCCTATCTCTCTTATTTATTAGACTCTACCAACAATTTCTTCAAAATCAACTCCTGTACGAACAGCAGTGAAATTCAATTGAATGAAATTGATTGAACGAGCAGGTTTGATGTAGATATCACCAACAAATTGGTTCTGGTCAATAACTTCAGCAGTGTTGTTGGTAGTATCACAAACAACACGGAAGTCGTAGATACCACGACGACCTTGTACATCTCTCAAATATGGTTCTACAATATTGACAAACGCTGCGCGGGTAAATTCATCGTTGAATTCGAACAATGAAGAACGTGCTGCTCTTGCGATTGCTTTCTCAAGAACAATGAACAAGCGACGAACATTGATTCTGTCGAATGCTTGTGGGCGATTCAACAATGTCTTGTCGCCGTATAGAATTGTACCTTCACCTGGGAAAGTAACAACTGGATTTACACCAGCTTTGTAGATGGTATCGCGTTCAGTTTTTGTTGGATTCCAAGCAAGCTTAACAACGTTCTTGATAACACCACGATTCAAACCAGCAGGTGAGAACCATGGGTCACGTTGACTATCTGTACGAACACAAAGTCCAGCAATATCACCGTTTAGTGGTACCCAACGATACGTATCATTGTACTTGTCGTATTGATATTTGTAACCAGAATCCATAACTGCATAAGAAGATTTTGTTAAAGCGGCCGCAGCGGCAGCAACATCGGTGGATTCATCACCATAATTGTCAACAACATCTTCTCTATCTGGTGAAATAAAAACTAAACAATCTTTACGTGATTCTGCAATACCAATTAGATGATTTGGAACAGTTGAACCGCTAGTTGCGCCAGCCATCAATAAAGATACATCCACTGAGTCTGGGTTTTCAAACTTATCGTATGCACTAGTAATTTGTCCTGCATTTGGAGAATCATCAACTCCACCAGTTAAAGGATGAGTTGTGTTAAAAGTTGTATTGGAAGTAGCAACACTTACTGTTAGTCCTGTACCTGTTCCAGTAATATTTGAAGTGGCTACTGTTCCATTTGGTAAAGTTAAATATGTTCCAGCGCCAGTAATGGTCAATGATATAACATCACCTGCACCATTAATTGTAACACTGGCGTTTGCTTTGGAACCTGCATTTGGTGAAGTTGATAAAGTTCCACCTTGAATTTGAACGATATCACCGTTAGCATAAGAGGAACTTGGTGAGCCGTTAACAACAGTCAATGTTAAAATACTTGAAGTTCCATGTGAATCATAAATTTTTCCATTAGCCGTTGCAGTACCCCAAGTGCTGGCAGAATTTGTTGCTAAAGAAATGTGACCTTTAAACCAAACATATTTTGACTTGTTGTTCAATACATCTTTATAATAGTTAATTGAACCATCAGAATTTTTAGCATCAGATGCTTTAGAAACATATCCAAATTTTTCTAAAATTGCTCCTGTGGTTCCAGAAATCTTTCCTTGTGTATCATAAACAACTATATGCATTTCATCACTTGACGAACCTTTGCTTGTTGCATATACGGAAGTTGCTGGAGCAGAATCAAATTGGTCTTTGTGTGTCCAAGTTGAGTATGAAGATGCATCACACAAAGAAACTCCAATAGAATTTCCTAATGTTCCAGGATATTTTGCTAAGAAAAAGTTTGCGTTTGAAACAGTTTGTTGATTTGTTTGATAATCGATTTCATCTTGTACTAAAACGCCGGCAGTAACACCTGCGTTTTTAGCACTGGCTCCAACGGAACGAACAACCCTCAAATCGCTACCATACGACAAGAAGTTTGCTGCCACGAAAAATGCATTTGCTGAATTTGCGTCTGGTTTGCCGAATCTTTCAGCCAATTCTACTTCATTTGAAATAGAAACAATTGTGTTAGCTGGACCCCATGCGAATTCTCCGGCAATACCACCAACAGTAGTCGCAACAGAGGGAACAACTGTCGTCAAATCTACTTCGGAGACATTAACTCCTGGTGACAATTGAAAAGCCATATTGTGTTCTCCTTATTATTTTTTATATAGAACTAATTCTAGTAATCTATTTATGATTTTATAAAACTGTGTTTAGATAACCTCGGTTACGAACCGTAGTCCAAAGGTCTTGTCCGTCCGACTCTTTTTCTTCTTCTAAACCATCATTTAATTCACCAATAGGCAACATTTCTTCTTCGAGTTGCAGATTTCTTTCATCTAAAAGTCTCTGTCTTACGTCAGAATCTGTAATTTCTTTGAAGTAGCTTTGTGCTGTCAACCAAGAAAAGAGCACCAATGTCATCACAATATCATCATTATTACCTTCTTCTGCTTTGTAAGTGTCTTTGTCTCTTACAAAAGTATTGAATTCTGCTATTGTATCAAAATCGTTTGTTATTAATTTGTCAGTTTCTATTAGAGTTTTGAGGTTGGCGCAGCCAATTTTTTTGACTGACTTTGATGTTTTAACACCATAAGCGGCACCTTTTTTGAAGCCAGATGCAATATGCTGACCTTTAATTTCGTGGTGTTCGATGCGAAAAATGTTTTCATATTCCAATTCATAATGTAAAATATCAACCACTTGTTGTCCAACACTCTGGGTTTCCACCAAAACGAAAGCTCGGTTATATTTTGTTGCTAGGTTATACAGGTATGTAGGAAATATTAATGGTGACGTTTTATTGTCTCTAAACTTAGCTACATGCTTGTATGGTAATTCAGTCACATCAACAACAGAACAAACTGTATGGTCCAAACCAACACCTTCAGCACAATCTACAACAGCAATATATGTGTGACCAGGTTTAGGTTGTTCATAAATTTGTATAAATTCTTCGGTGTGAATTGGATTACCAAATGTCAACATCTTCAGTTTTGAACCAGGTATCAATGTCGATGAAGAACCGATAAACTCACATTCAAACTCTTGTCTGAACTGTTCTTCACTGGTGTTTCGTATGGTTTCTTCACGCCATTGTTCATCGCGTCCTGGTACCATAGACCAGTGAACTTCAAACGGTGAATATAAAGAACGTTTCTCGACCGCATCAGTCCACATCTTATAGAACTGATTCAATCCGTGAGGTGTTGAAACAATAATAACCTTTGTCGTTTTACCTGATGAAATAACAGGATAAGTCGATGTGAAGAACTCAGATGCTATGTTTTGTGGAACGAAAGCGAATTCGTCCAAGAAAACTAAGTTGTATGTTCCACCACGAACACCAGATGCGTTAGTTGCATATGCAGAGATTTCAGAACCGTTTTCTAATTGAATATTACCTTTGTTCCATTCAAGAATGCCTTGTTGCATCCAGATTGGAAGATATTCATATGCATACTTGATTCTTCCAAGAATATCACGGGCTAGGTCGCCTTTGTTAGCTAGAATAGCAATCTTGTAGTCATCATTAAAAAGAACGCACCACAGCATGTAACCTGCAACCGTGGTTGTTTTACCAACCTGTCGCGGCATCTTAGAAATTGAGAAACGATTGATGTGGAAACCCTTGACCATTTCCTCCTGGAAGGGCCACATATTAAAAGGAACAAGACCATGGTCAACGTTGACGATTTTTACATACGTCTTAATGAAGTAAACCGGGTCTTTAATGCATCGAGTAATTTCAATTAATTGTTCTTGCGTGTACTCAAACTTTACACCAGAACGTTTTAATTTTGGATTACCGTTGTAACCACCTATGCTCATTATTTGATAATGCTTTTTAACATCCAGTCATGCTTCTTATGGGCATCAATTCTGCCTGCAATATAATCAGCTAGACCTTGTTCATTGAAGTTATCTGCTAGACTGAATGCAGTCTTTAAAGTCTCCAAAATTATTTGATTATCGGCGATGAGTTTGCGAAACATATCGGCTGGAATTGGAAATCCTGTTTCATCTTCAATGTCGGATAACTCTTGAAAACGAGAGAAGGAACCTGGGGTATAAGAGCCAAGGGCACGAATTTCTTCGGCTGTAGTATCGATAGAGGAGTAAACTTCTTCATAAAGTTTTCCAAAAAATTCGTGGTATTGTGGAAAGTTAGGACCTTCTACATTCCAGTGGTAGTTTTGAGCCTTGATTGTGAATGCGTATGAGTCGGCTAAAACTTTTTTCATTAATTCAACTAAGGTTTCCATTTAATTTTCCTGCTTAATTTGTTTTATTAAATCTTTTGTTGAACCAACAAAGACTGCCTTGTCAACATTGACAATCGTTTCTTCTCTTTTAGGAAGCAAATCGTTCTTTTTCTTTTGCAAATCCATTAAGTCTTTGTTAATATCTGACATGTTCTTAATCAAAGTAGCGGCAACTTCAAATGCTCTTGGATGTTGAGTTGCTTTTGCTACTTGCAAAATTTCATTTACAGCAACTTGACCTTGTTCAGCCAAAGTTCTAATGTTTTGTCTTGCAAAAATAAAATCATCTTCTGCTGTGGAAATTGGCACCAAATCAGAATCTTGACTATTCAATGGTTGAATATCAAATAATTTCGATAAATTTTCGTCAGTTTTCTTCATAACAATGTATACGGAAATTCTGTAATTACTTCAGTGAATCCATAATCATCTTCAGCATTAGCCGTAGGGGGGTTTGGTGTTGTAACTATTGAAATTGTTTTTAATGGATTTAAATCTACAGTGTCTACTGTGTATGTTGCATTTGAATAATCTCCAACAAGAATATTTCCCTCATCAACCAGTTTAGATAAATCTGAAAGTACGAGTGTACCTAAAGAATTATTTGCAAAATAAAATACTGTACCAGTAATATTTCTTTCGGGTACCCTTATGGTTTCACCTGTTGTGAATACACCATTACCTGATGCCATATCAACATAAACTTTTTGGTATATTGTATCTCTACTTTCCGAGTAGATATTGGTGTTTGCTTGTCGTATTAGACCCGCTCCACTAACAGGTGGGAAAATATAACCTTTAACGGTGAAATTTAAAGTCCAAATAATCAATCTTGTTGTGGAAAAATCACCTTCATAATCTATTTCTGGACTAACAGAATTCAGAGTAACAGGTAAATCATATTTTCTACCAATTTTTGGTATCAAATCGACTGTCACTGTAAAATCTGGAGTAAAGAACGGAAGTATTTGTTCCAATATTTGAGTTCCATCTTCCTGATTTCTCACAAAGATGCTCAAATCAAATTCGAAGTTATATGGTATTGGTGAATGTTGTCCAGAAATAATGCCAGTGTCTTGATTTTTTCCAAAATTTCTACTGATAGTGTTGAATTTTCTGGTTGAATCGTAAGATAGACCAACCAAATCAAAAGAAATTCTTGGCACATAAACATTAATAGACTTGGTAAGTGTTGGGTCCGAAGCCAATCTAGTTAAATATTTTTCTTTAGCACCATAAGAAAGTGGCACACGGGTTCGTTCATACTCTGTTGTACCCGCCTTGTTATATCGGACAAGAACTATATCATTAAACATTGTACCAAAAGCAACAACTACTTTTCGTATTGTTCTATTATAAAAATGACTATTACCTAACATTATGCCTCACCAAATGGGTTAGCTTCTGTAAAATCAATGATTCCATCGGCTTCGGTTTCTATTCTCACATTGTCTGAAATATCTTCAAATACATCATTACCAACTTGTGTCGATGTATCAAATAACAATACACTCCTCAATGTGCTACTTGTATTACCACGTACATTACCAGATGCAAAAGTTCCTTGCATACGTATAACATTTACTTGTGTGTGTGGAACATACGAATGCACAATAGCTTGTGCAGTTGCATTTACTAGTGAAGTACCTTGATATATAATTTCACCAGGAACAAATGAACCAGTTCCTGCTGGAAATACAGATGTATTTGCAAAGAGTAGTTTTGAACGTTTATATTCGTCAAATGCTTGGTCATCAATTTCAGTAACACCAGTGGAAATAATTTCTTCGCTGAATACGTATTGTTTTAGCTTCAGTGCATAAACATAAACATTACCGCCGCGACCTCTACCCAACGTATAGAACATTGCTTGGTCGTTTTCGTGTTCGACAAATGTTATCTCAAAAAAGTTTTGTACTAACGGCACATAAACTAAATCACCTTCTCTCGGTCTATTCAGTGAAGTGCCGAGCATTGAAAATCTTCTGCGTGACATTAGCAAAGTAATTTCATCACGAATTTCTAAACCAAATTTAGAAATGAAATCGCCTTCACCATCCATGCCTGTAACATTTTCAAGATACATTTCGATTGCAAAAGCATTACGGTATTCTTTTAATGGGTCTTCACCGTAAAGCATGTCAACTTCATCACGGCTAGTTCTCGGCATGTAATAAACATCCATACCATGAATCTGCATGGCTTCAATCACCAAATCTTCGACCAGTAATTGCTCACTGGTTATCTGGTGTTGTGGGAAATTATTGAAGTAGAAATTCGTTGGCATTATTAACCCATGAAGATTTCGCTAGGCATCGATTGTGTACTCTTAATATCTTCTTCCAACTTACCCAATTCTTCGGTTGCTTCATCGTATATTTCTTTACCGTTTAGCGTGACACCACCTGGCATTGCGATACCGCTGAACTTTTTCATGTTGCTTCCCCACTGCTGTTTTATTTTTGCAGTGGCATAAGCTTTTAGGAATCTGTCGTTCCAAACATCTGTGTAGCCAGAAATTGTAGCCGTCTGTGATGTTTGAGTAGAAGTATATGCAGAGGTTACGTTTAATGAGGTATCGCTGGTAATATTAACAACTCTCTTTGTTTGTGAGTTAATTGTTATCTCATCATTGATTGACACTTCTTGTGTGAATACGGTACCAGTTCCAGTAACAACATTTGAAGAATTACTTATCTCTGTTGTACCTGTTAAAGTGATTGTGTCGGGAGAAACAACTCTGTAGCATTCAATAATAACCCAATCACCAACATCAACATCTCTTGTCCAGTCAATGTCTAAATGTAAACGATTCATCTTTCTGTTGAATCGAATTTGTGGTGTACCCGAGAAAAGCAGGTTGAGTGTTCGAATGTGTTGCATCGTGATTTCATATGATACATAAGAAACCGAAGTGAAGTCATACAAATCATGCAGACGCAATTGGTAACGCAAGTCAAACATATTTACTGATGAGTTTGACTGGTCGAAGGGCATAATACCAGTGACAAACATGACAGCATCTGGACAATAAATCCACTGTCTGTCAATATCTTCTTGTTTTATCTGATGCTTCAGGTACATCTGTTGTGTACCATCGTAGTGATAATCGTAAAAGAATGCTAGTGCATCATCGATTCTATCATCTACTTGGTCATCATCCACATTAATTTGTATAACTGGATGACCTAACTTGCGTAAGCAATAGTCTTTAAATTGCGCTCTGGTGGTAGGTTTTGCCATATAGAATACCCATAGTTTTATGGGTTATTTATACTATTAGGACACCAGTTTTTGAATCGTATTTTTTGTTCGGGTCAAACATCTTGAACCTCTCCCAACCAGGTTCTCCTTCTTCAACCCTCTTTCCTTGAGAATAAAAACCAATATGTTCCAGCATGTTGCTGCCATCTTGGTTCTTTAGAATTGCCATTTTCATATTATGTTTCTCTTTAAAATACTTCATAACTGGCCATTCTGCAAGATTACAACCTTCAGTTTCAACAATAGGTTCTTTTGTCAACCATGCTGGATAAAGAGAAGCCATTGTCCAAAAATAATCATCGCGTACATCGTAACGATATTCTCTGAAAAACTTATCTTGCCAAGTAATCTGTGGCTGATTTAATTCGAAATCATACCATGGATTTCTTTTGATATTGACTTGACAATATTCTTTGTTTTCTTCCAGAAAATCAATCAAGTCTTGTATTTTTATTGGTTGCTGAAATACAACATCATCTTCGTGGTGCCAAATGTAGTCGTAATCTTGAGTCGCAAGATACTGCCACAATTCTGTCCATGTGGGAGTTAGTCCCAAATTCTTTTCATGAAGTACAGCTTCATTGAAACCATAATTTTGAGCCAGTTCGGCTATCTGAATGTTATCACGACCCTGTGGGTAATCATCAATGAATATACCATAAACTTCATGTTCACCAAAATCAATATACTTTCGGTGAGATTCTAAAGTTGGTATAAGAAATTCTGGTCGATTAGTTGAGAATATAACACGGCATATTTTCATCAATACTCCGTGTTCAAAAAGAAAACTTG